CCAGCGAACAACCCAGTTATCCTAGAGCCATCAGCTCTTCTATCGTATGCACATTCCCTATCTTGAACATGACCCATGATACAGCTCTGATGTTTCTTAGCTAGTAAAGCACGGGCGCTGCTAACAGGCCTACCCATAATCCCGCTGGTGAAGTAGTGACAGTACGCCACGGAATCGATAATGACAGGCTCCAAGAAGTCATACACTTCCCAACCATACTGCTGTAGCTTTAAGTCTTGATACCCAATCAGACCTTCGAGTTTAGCGTCACCTTCGATTGCTCTCTCGATTCTCTGCTCATGGTTACCTAGAGTAAACACTAGCCGTGGAGTCCATATCTTCTTGCGGTTCTGTCTGAGCCTACGCTGCTCGTCCCTGATGGGCTTTAGGAACGCTTGCATACCTGCGTGACCTGCGTCAATGTCCTTAGTGTAGCGTCTACCCTCAAAGCTACGAGTCCCTCTATCCCAGCTCGACAGTGCCTCCATATCCCAGTGATCACCAAGATGTACAATAACATCAGGCTTCTTGTCAGCAGCGTATTGTCCTGCCCAACTTAGATGCTCGAATGTCTGGTCTGGTTTACACTGAGTATCAGGTATAACTAAATGCTTAGTCATTTGATTTCCTCGCTTCACGCTCTGCGTTGGTCTTGATCTGATGGCAGGGTTTACACAACACCTGTAGTCCATCAGCTTCGCAGAACATATTCTCAACAAATTGTGGTAGGTCAGCGTAGCTGCGTAGTGTACCCGCTGGCACGATATGATCTACCTGTACTTCCTTATCTTTAAACCACTGTTTACACTCAGCACATTGGAATTCAAAGCGGTGACGCTGCCCCTTTACTGACTTCTTGGCAGCGGCTTTAGCGGCATAGCGTGGTGGGAATCTGCGGTTTGCTTCTCTTAGTGCAGACCGAATGAATCCCCAGTATCTAGCCTCTGTCCACTTACCTCCTGCTCTGGTGCGTGGTACTAAGGTTCGCTTCTTCTTCATTTGCTAACCCTTACTTGCAGCTTCTCTTTGCTGTCGATATCTGCTGACGATGGGGCTGGTGGTGGAGTGCCGCCTATTGGATTAGCACCTCCATGCTCAGCCTTCCTAGTGACAGGATCGACCCACCACTCGTCGTGATACCTACGCAAGAATAACAACCTAGCGTTCTCATATACAGCCTCAGTGTCACCCTTGTAGCAGGTAAGCACTGCTTGGTATAGGTCTTCCTCAGAGGTACACCACTCTAATGCTTTAGTGGCCTTGACTTCTCCGATACCTACACAACCTTGGATGTTATCCACCCTATCGCCAGTTAGCATCTGCTTGTATAGAAAGTAAACACCTTCCCACTCAGTTACTGTAGTCCACTCGTACTTGGTAAAGTTATAGTGTCTACATGGTACTTGAAGGAAGTCCTTATCTATACTAGCGATTACTGAATCGTGTCCGTGCAGTGTAGCAGCGATGGCAATTTCATCATCCGCTTCCTGACCCTCGACAACAAATGCATCCCACTTCTCAACCATGTAATCACGCAATGCATAGAAGTGAGCTGGCTTTTCAGATTTCCTGTTACCCTTGTACGGCTGTATCGTAGCCAGATCATTACGAAAGTTCCCTTTGCCAGTTAGGTACAGCTGGTAGGGGGCTGCATCGTCACAACCCCGAACCAGTGTATCCATGACTAAGTTGTTTAACTGGGAACACGCTACATCTAAGGTTTCATCTTGACAGGCAAAGCCTATACGATAGCTTAAGATGTCAGCGTCGATGAATAACATTAGATAACGTCATCCATGTTCAGAGCCTCACCGCCACCGTCCTTGTCGTACACAGCTACCTCAGTGACTAGCAGCTTAGCCAAGCTAGGTGACGTACCCTGCTTACCTTTGAAGTCCCAGTGATAGGGCTTGATGGCAGCGTTGGCCTTAGTGCCATTACCAATCAGCGATGACTCTACTGCATCGATACCACCGAATGCTGGCTGGATTGGGTTGATTGATTTGACAGTCACGTAGTTACCGCGATCATCACCCTTGTTGCGTACTGCTATGCCCATGCCGGACAGTGCATCCACTGCCTTAGAGGATAGCTTACCAATGTCCACCTGATACTTACCAGACATCTCATTCTGCTTGTTCAGGAAAGGCCAGTGCAGTTCGCAAGATACTACTACGGGTTTAGTGTCCATATTTATTACCTCTGTTATTGACTATTAAGTCTATGTGATATTTAACTGAATACATCTAACGTAATTTAATAACTCTTCTTCTTAAGCAACTATATAGTAATATTATACCATGGATTTATCCTCTCTGCAATAGGGTATGTGAAATTAATTAATGTGTTTCACTCCAGTTAGAACCGATGCGGTACTCTGCATCCATAGGACACCTCATATTAAGCTCGACACCAGCGTCTATGATTGCTTGTCGTGCAGTACCACCTACAAGTTCAGCGTCATGCTCAGCGCATTCTATCTGCAATTCATCATGCACTTGAGCCACCAGTTTATACTCGACACCAAGACGATCTAATGCATGACAACAGTTACGTACAGCGACCTTCATAACGATAGCACCGCAGCTCTGAAGCAGCCTGTTGAGTACCTTGTAGTCCTCGTCAACCTTGATGAACCTGCCATCAATACCATTGATACGCTTAGTACGTTCAGCGATACCCTTGGCCTTGTCGATCAGCTTACGCAACGCTGGCAGCTTAGTCAGGAATGTATCCCTAATCTTCTTACCTTCCTTAGCACCACCGCCTACTATCTGACCTAGCTTGGCATCTCCAGCGCCATAGATAAGACCATAGATCATAGTCTTAGCCATGCTACGTTCAGGCAGACCCGCTGCATGTTGGTTGTATGAATGGATGTCACCCTCCAGTATCTGCCTAGTGTACTCATCATCATTCATATAGTGAGCCAAGCAGCGTAGCTCCAGACCACTAGCGTCACAACCTACAAGTACATTACCTTCATCGACAGTGAAGCATTGCCTAGCAATCTTAAGGCTAGGTATCTGTGCCAGATTAGGTTTATTGTGCGTCATCCTACCAGTCACAGCACCGCAGCTATTGACGTACCCATGTATTCGATGCGTATCTTTATCGACATACTTGAGCCAGCTATCCACCATACCCTTAAGCTTAACCAGACCTAAGTACTCAGCACACAGCTTAGCCTCTGGTATATCCACACCAGCCAGCGTAGCTTCATCCACCACAGGTGAGCCAGTTGGAGTTAGCTTCTTCCACTTGACACCCAGCTTGGACAGACGCTTAGCTATCTGCTGGCGAGAGCCTACGTTAAACTCCTCGACATGATCCTTCAATCGCTTACCTGTCTTATCGCTGACACGTATGGTAATGATGGGCGGGAACCTATCCTGTAGCTCAGCAGTAATCTGATCTATGCGTATAGCCATCTCAGACTGCCACTTGGTAGCTACATCCATATCCAGCTTGAACCCATTGCGTACCTGCTGCGCTGTGATCTCTGACACCTCATGCTCTAGCTTGATAGACAGATCACTGAAGCCTAGCTTCTTTAGCTTAGCTGTGAGGTAGTGGTACAGCTTAGTCGTAACCTCAACGTCACGTATGCAGTACTCACCCATCTCGTCAGTGTACCCGCTGTCAAAGTCATCGACATCAAAGTCCATCTTAGCTATGCCAATACGCCTACCCCATTCCTTGAGGCTGTGTCCTCCAACAGGCGTAGGGTCTAACAACCTAGCCATGACCAGCGTATCCCACACAGGTACATCAACATCAACCTGCCAGCAAGTCTTTAAGACGGGCTTGTCGAAGAAGATTATGTTGTGACCTACTACGCCATCGGCAGTAGATAACATCTGCTTCAACTCTGCGCTGTCGAACGTGAGACTTCCATTCGGACTCTCTGTTTTCTGAACCCCTGCACACCATATCGTATCGTGCGAAAGATTCGTTTCCAAGTCTACTGTAATCATAACCATGATCCTCTAACGTAACTATTAATTCACCAATCTTGCTCATGCGTAATGTCTCCTTGAATGATGCCTACTACATCCTCGTCAGTATCGTCGAGGTCATAGGCGATATTGTAACAGATGCCACAGAGGTCAGCAAACTGCCTACTCTCTGGCGCTCTCAATGCCATCTCAAACTCAGTCATTATCTTATCACAAGCAGCGCATCTCATAATATCTCCTCCAAATCTAGCACCTCTGCCATACGCCCAGTGTCCTGATCATAGCGCACTGACGTAGCCATCCCTGTCTCACCGCTGAACCTGTTCTTAAGTACCCTGATGTGGGTGGTATTACGTTCCTCCAGATCATCGGCCTGACCATTGCGTTCAAAGCCTAGCACAATGTCACTGAGCTGAGCGATACTAGCACTACCCCTGAGATCAGACAGTGACGTAGCTGCACCTTCCTCGTGACCCTTACCTGCTGGCCTACGAAGATGCGACACTAGGAACAATGCAATGCCTGTCTCCTGCGTCAGCATACGAAGGCGGGTCATCACCTCGTCGATAGCCTTACGCTCGTCACCATTCTCCTGAGCAGACACGATGATAGACAGGTGATCTAAGAATACATACTTACAGTCGTGTGCCTTAGACAGATACCTAACCTGACCTACGATATTCTCCACACTGGTAGAGCCAAAGTGATCATAGAAGAATAGACGATCAGTACCCAGCGTAGCATTGAATGCATCACGCCTCTCTTCCTCAGTCGATTCGACAGTTGGAATGTGCAGCCGCTTACCTGAGTGCAGAGACATCAGAGACTGCGCTGTCTTGGTGACAGATTCCTCTAGGAATATACAGCCGATGTTACTCTCTGAATTCTGCAAGACATGATACAGCACCTCACGCATAACCTGAGACTTACCTACACCGCTACCTGCTGTCAGTGTTACAAGCTCGTAGCTACGTATGCCATAGGTGAGATCATTAAGACCAGACCAAGGGTACTGCACCGATGCCTTCTCCACTGGCGTATTCACTGCATCCCATAAACTCTTACCTGCAATGATACCATCAGGTGTGTGAATCTCTGCTGCCCACCACGCTGCCTTGAAGTCGTCACCACGACAACGCTCAAGGTATTCATTAGCATCCTTGAAGTCAGGATGATGCTTGACAATCCTAGCCTTACCAGCAAACAGAGATGCCACTTCCTTAGCCGCAGTCTGCCCAGCCTCGTCAGCATCGAAACACACAATGATGTTATCGAAACTATCTAGCCACTCATACTGATCCTTACAATCCTTCAGTGCTGACTGCGCTCCATTCTTAATTGATACAGCAGGGTACTTACTGCCGCTCATTTGATAGACAGATGCCGCATCATACTCACCCTCAGTAATGGTGACATACCTACCGCCCTTACTGAACAGGTGCTGCCCGAACAGCACACCATCGCCCCAGATACCGAAGCTACGCTGGTTGTCCTTGCTGCCTATCCTAACCTTCTGAGCGCATACGAGACTGTCCTTGTCTCTGTACTCAAAGATAATGTCATCAGCATCTACACTGATACCATACCTCTCGCACGTTCCCTGAGTAATACTACGCACCATCTGATGCCTACCCCTACCTACTTCCATACTAGTTACTCCTATGTTCTCCGTTATAACTGAATTATAAGACTCGCCTGAGTTGTACCTGTCTCCGCAGCTGAAGCATGTAGTCCAGCCATCGTGATTGGTAGATGCACCATCGCTACTAGCACACCTGTCGCATGAATGGTGAGTCCTCGCCCATCCGCTACTCATCTACAGCCTTCCTATGCAGGGCAGGATACGCAGCAGCTAAGCTGGCTATAGCCTCCCACCTAGCCCTCTCCTCGTCAGCTGTCTCGGCAGCCTTGAGAGAGTCAGACAGTATCTTCATTATCAAACCATATATATATGCACTCATAGCATATCTCCATCTGGTAAATCAAACAGGTCACCCATCTCGTCAGCAACCTCCCAATCAGTGAGCGCAATAGGCTCAACAAAGTGATAGACAAAAGCCTCGTCATTATCATCAGGTACGTGAGGATCAACCACACTCCACCTCCTGCCGCAGCTCGTCATGGTACTGCTCAACATAATCTACAGCGCGTATATGTAAAGCACCAAATGCATCAGCCACTAGCGCACCCATACGTGGGTAATCTTCATCTGCTAGTGCAGTTACAACAGCCTGATGATAGTCGTCCATATCAGACATCTTCTCAAGGTACTCACCAATAAAAGCCTCAGCCAATACCATTGGATCATCACGCAACAAGTCCAGCGTGTATATCCAAGCAGCATCTTGACGTTCCTGAGCAGTCGATTGGTAATCAATAGACGGGAACAAAACCTCAGCAACCTTACTATCAAACTCTCTAAATATTACAGTCATACAATTTCTCCAGTTGAGTTGACATGCTACAGCATAAAGCACAGGATGTCAAGCTATAATTTACCCCTAAGAAACTGAGAGGATAACCTATCAGCCTTAGTCTCAAGACGTTTGATACTACCAGCAACACCCTCACGCCTACGCCTAGCTGGACTAGTCTTAGACAGATCAATGGTGCGTAACTCGTGATCAGTAAACTCGTCCTTACCTCTCAGCCTACCATGCAGGGTATTGTGATGGATGCCTGTGATTATGCTGATAGCCTTGAGAGAATACTCAGCACCTGAGATCATACGCTCATGCGTAGACCGATTAACTACCTGTCGTACTGGCATCATCTAACCTCCACTATTCTCTTAACATAATAACTATTGTTTGGTGATGCCCATGTTAGGTATTCAGCCGCATCACGTGCGTTTTCTTCCCAGTGGTGGCTCTCTACTTGATAGCCATCGCCTTGTCGAATGACATACCAATTGCCAGAGAAACGATCAGGACTAGGTTCGCTATTCATCGTCTAACCTCCACTCCATACCAAACACCGATGGAAAGAACTCACGATTCCAAGTCGAATCATCAGCCAGCCTGACCCACACCCTGCCCGTACTGCTCGGCTTGTGCGGTGGCGTACCTCCTTCTACTACCCACTGCTCACCAGTGGATGAAGTGGCAAGCTCCTTGGCGCAGACTGCTCCACGCCCATCCTGATAGATCAAAGTAAACCCTTGCTTATTAATACTCATAACTCCTGCTCCTCTAGTATACGCTGCACCTTGATATCTATAGCCGCGCAGATAGGATTGACTGTCATATCCGACATGCAGATCATCGGCTCTCCCTCGCTGCCATTACAATAGATCAGATAGAACCAGCCGACACCCTCGCCAGCAGTATCACAAGGAATAATTATATCCTCACCTGATTGCGACATAGACTCCAGTATCTCCGCAAAGTCCCGCGACTCCACGAGACAATCATCCTCACCATCATTGACAGTAACAGAATACCCTGAGTCCAGTATCTCCCTGATCAAAGTATGGCAGAGCATACGATCATAGATGTTGCAGTACTCAGGATAGTTTGGTTCAAACTTCAGTGAATAACTCATACATTACTCCTTAATTATCTTACTATAGGGGAGGCTGTTACAGATAACTGCACCTCATTAAGTATATCAACAACCATTCCATTAAGATCAGTACAACTAACCTTGTCGGAATCTAGGTCACCAAAACTATTATCTAGGTCATCAACCCGACTAGAGATATCGTATACCTCAGACTCCACAGTATCAAGGGTATCAGTGATGTTATCCACAGTAGTATCAATAGTATCCAGCCGCTGCAATACATCGTAATCACTAACACCTGTAGGTATTTGCTTAGCCAATTCCTCACGAACAGTCTTGACAACCAACTCACGTACCCATGCTTCAATTACATTATTTAAATTACTCATACCATCTTCTCCCAATCAGCGGGTGTCATACCCGTCATAATAAATT